GCTGCTTCGGTCGAACTGTGGCCGATCACACGCCTTAAGCCGCGCGCGCGCAACCCGCGAACGCACACGGAACAGCAGGTCGAGCAGATCGCCGCGTCAATGCGCGAGTGGGGTTGGACGAATCCCGTGCTGGCCGAACCGGACGGGCAGATCATCGCCGGCCACGGGCGCTACCTGGGCGCGAAGCGAAACGGGTTCGAACACGCGCCGGTGATCGTGGCGCACGGGTGGACGCCTGCGCAGGTCCGGGCGTACGTGATCGCGGACAACAAGCTGGCCGAGAACGCCGGCTGGGATCGGGAATTGCTGGCCGTGGAAATCGCCGACCTTGCTTCCGATGAGTTTCAACTCGACCTGCTCGGGTTCAGCGACGACGAGCTCGCCGCGCTCGAGACGCTAAACAGCCCGCCGGCGAACCCCGACGGAGCGGATGAGGTCCCCGAGGTCGCGGCCGCACCTGTGTCACGCCTGGGTGAAGTGTGGATCTGCGGCAAGCACCGGATCATGTGCGGCGATTCCACGCGCGCCGAGCTTGTCGCGGTCCTGATGAACGGGGAGAAGGCGCGCCTTCTGCACGCGGATCCGCCCTACGGCATGGGGAAAGAAGCCGACGGAGTCGCGAACGACAACCTCTACGGCGACAAGCTGGACCGCTTTCAAATGTCGTGGTGGCGCGCGTGCCGGCCGTTTCTCGAGAGTAACGCTTCGGCGTACATGTGGGGATGTGCCCCGGACTTGTGGCGGCTTTGGTATCGCAGGCAAGCGGGCGACGGGTCGGGCTTCGACGGGCTCGACGCGTCCGAGCCGATGACCTTGCGCAACGAGATCGTCTGGGACAAGAAATCGATCGCGGGCATGGCATCCGAGGACATGACGCAGTACCCCGAGGCCTCAGAGCGGTGCCTGTTCTTCCAGCTCGGGCGCTACGTGTTCCTCGTGAACCAGACAAAGGACGATTACTGGGAGGGCTGGGAGCCGATCCGCCGGTGGCTTTGTCAGCAGCGCGACGCCGCGGAGCTCACGCCGGCGCAGATCAAGACCGCGTGCGGGAATCACATGTACGGGCACTGGTTCGGGAAGTCNCAATGGGTATTCATCAGCCGGGANAATTACGAAAAGCTGCAGCACCTGGCCGAGGGCCGCGCGTTCGATCGCTCGTACGATGACCTGCGGCGCGAGTACGCCCAGCTTAAAGCGGTCTTCGACGGCGAAATTCGTGACCCGCGTGCCGAACAATTCAGGGCCTCGAGGCCATACTTCGACAACTCGCACAGTGTGATGCGCGACGTTTGGGAATTCCCGCGCGTCGTCGGCGAAGAACGCGAAGGCCACGCCACGCCGAAGCCGGTCGACATGGCCGAACGCTGCATGCGGTCGAGCTTGCGCGACGGAGAACTGGCACTCGAGCCGTTCGGCGGGTCGTTCTCGACGCTGATCGGTGCGCACCGCGCCGGGCGGCGCTGCTACGCGATGGAAATCGACCCGCTGTGGGTCGACGTCGGCGTTCGGCGCTGGCAGAAATACTCCGGACTAACCGCGACTCTCGAAGGCGACGGGCGCACATTCCAACAGGTCGAGCATGAGAGGACGCAAGCCAAAGCCGTCGTATCTTCGGGCTCTTGACGGCAACGCGGGGCGGCGACCGGAGAACCCGGACGAACCGCAGCCGAAGGAACCGCTCAAAGCCGACGAACCGCCGCCGTGGATGGACGGACCGCAGGCGGCCGCGTGGCGCTATGCGATGGAGCATGCGCCGGCGGGCATGCTGCGCTCCCTGGACCAGTCCGTGCTCGCCGCCTGGGTTGTCGCCCAGGTGCTGCACGCCGATGCCGCGACGCGCGTCCAGAAGCTGGGATCGATCCTCCGATCGAAAGAGGGCCAGCCGTACCACAACCCGTGGATGGCTGTGATGAACAAGCAAGCGATGATCATGATGAAGGCCGCCGCCGAGCTGGGCTTCACTCCGTCGAGCAGGTCACGTGTCAAAGTCGACAACCGTAAGCCGGGCGATCGCAACTCGAATCCGTACGCCGACCTCCGAACCCTCGACGACTGACTACGTCGCGATCGCGATCACGTATGCCGAAGAGGCGATCGACGACAAGCGGGGGACCTGGGCGTGCAAACGGATCCGGCAGGCGGCGAAGCGCTTCCTGCGCGACCTGGGCCGGTGTTTCAGCAAGCGACCGCCGTTCGTGTGGTCGGCTGAGAAAGCCAACAAACACTGCCGGTTCATCGAAACCCTGCCGCACGTCGAAGGCGAGTGGGATAGCGAGAACATAGTCCTACAGCCTGCGCAGATCTTCGTGATCGTGCAGCTGTTCGGGTTCCGCAAGCATGACGGCACCCGGCGCTTCACGGAGGTCCTCTACGCCACGGCCCGCAAAAATGCCAAGTCGACGCTCGCCGCGGCGATCATGATTTCCTGCTTTTGCCTGGAGAACGAGAACGGGGCCCAGCTGATCAACGCGGCCACGACCGGCGATCAGGCCCGCATTATTTGGAAGATCGCCAAGCGCATGATCGAAAAGCGTCCGCAGTTGCGCGAGACGTTCGACGTGGAATGCTTCGCTCACTCGATCGCCCGCTATGAAACCGGCGCGAGCTTCAAGGCAATCAACGCGAAGGCCTCGACGCAGGACGGTTTGAACCCTTCGCACACGTCGATCGATGAGATCCACGCCCACAAGACGCACGACCTGATGAACGTCCTGCGCTCCGCGGCCGGCGCGCGGCGCAATCCGCTCTGGCTGTACACGACCACCGAAGGGTACGAGAGCCCGGGCCCGTGGCCTGAGCTCCGGGCGTACGGGAAGAACGTGCTCGACGGCGTCGTCACGGCTGATCACTTCCTCGTGATCCTGTTCATGCTCGACGACGACGACGACGAACTGGAGGAAAAGAACTGGCCAAAGGCGAACCCGCTGATCTACGTGAACCCGATCATCCGCGACGAGATGCAGAAAATGGCGCTCAACGCGCGATCGATGCCTTCGGCGCTCGGGGAATTCCGCATCAAGCGCTGCAACCTGCCGAGCGCCGGCGCTTCCGCCTGGGTGAACCTGCGGAAGTGGAACAAATGTGGCGGGCCGGTGGACCTCGAGCGCTTGGCCGGCGTCGATTGTTGGGGTGCGATCGACCTGTCGAGCACGACCGACATGAACTCGTGGCGGCTGCTGTGGCTGCTCGACGGTCACTGGTACACCTGGGGGCGCTTCTGGGTCCCGCGCGATCAGGTGAACCAGCGCACCGAGGGCTTTCGGATCAAGTACGACGGCTGGGTGAATTCGGGCGCGCTGCAGGTCACAGAGGGCGATGTGACCGACTATTCCGTGATCGAACGCGACATCCTCGCGGACTTCGCCCGCTTCGCCCCGCTAAAAATCGGTTACGATCCGTGGAACGCGGGCAGCCTAGTCAACAATCTGGCCGCGGAGGGTCTACCGCTCGAGTTGTTTATCCAGGGCCCAAAGTCCTACAACCCGGCGATGAAGGCGTGCGAGGTGTCGTACCGCAGAGGCGAACTGAGCCACGGCGACGATCCCGTACTTCGGTGGCATATGAGCAACCTGATCCCCCGCAAAGACGCGAACGGCAACGAGGCGCCAGACCGGAAGCGCTCGCCGGACAAGATCGACGGCGCCTGCACGCTTTTCATGTGCTACGGCGTATCGCTGGCTGAGAGCGACGGCGACGCAGCAGGCTTCTTCGCCCAGCCGGTGCGTAGCTAATGAGCGTCATGCCGCCGCGGCTTTCGTCCGCAGAGGTCCGCCAGGTTCGCCGCGCTGGCTTTCGCGTGCCGTCGAAGGCGCGCGCCGTGTTCGGCGGAATGTTCTCGTGGTTCCCGACGCTGCGATTCGGGCGCGCGACGTATTGGCCGTGGGGCGCAAACGCGAAGCCGCCGGTCAACGCGGCCGAGTCGGACACGGGGCAGATCGTCACGCCGGCGACCGCGCTGACGCTCTCGACCTTCTGGGCCTGCGTCTGGCTGAACGCGCGCACGCTGGCAACTCTGCCGCTCTACCTGACGCGCTACACCGCGCGGGGCGTGCCGCTGAAAGAGGTCGATGACCCGCTGTACGAAGTCCTGCGCTGGAAATCCAACGCGAACATGACGGCGGTGTCGTTCTGGACCTTCCTATGGGCAAATGAGCAGGTCTGGGGCGCCGGCTACGCGGAAAAGAAACTCAACGGCGGGAAAGTGGTGGCGCTGGAGCCGCTGTTGTCCGAGTTCATGACGCCATTCCTGACCGACAAGGGCGTGCTGCGCTACCGGTACGATGAGCCGACCAACCCGCGCGAGTTCTCTCGAGAGCAGATTTTCCGGGTGATGAGTCGCACGCTCGACGGACTGACCGGCGCATCGGTCATCGAGTTCGGCAGGCATAGCATGGGCCTCGCCCAGGCCGGCGAGAATGCCGCCGGGAACACGTTCAAGAATGGCCTGCAGGCTGGCGGCTTCGTGAAGGTGGACAAGTTCCTGAAGCCGGAACAGCGCGAGATGTTCCGGGCAGAGCTCGCGGACTTCACCGGCGTGAACGGTGCGAAGCGCGGCGGCTATATGGTGCTGGAGGGCGGCACCGACTTCAAAGAACTGACGATGAAGCCCCAGGACGCCGAGCTGCTGACCTCGCGCCAGTTCTCGGTCGAGGACATTTGCCGATGGTGCGGCGTGCCGCCGATCCTGATCGGGCACTCGACACAGGGCCAAACGATGTGGGGTTCGGGCCTCGAGCAGATCTTTTCCGGCTGGACCCGGCTCGGGCTGAGGCCGTACCTTGAGGTTTGCCGGCAGGAGGTTCGATCGAGCCTTATCTCGCCGGGCGATCGCCGCAACGTCTACGCTGAGTACGACCTCGACGAACTGCTGGCCGCCGACTCTCAGGCGCGCGCGAACCTCTACTCGACGTACACGCAGAACGGCATCATGACGCGCAACGAAGCGCGCGAGAAAGAAGGCTTCCCGGCGATGGAAGGCGGCGACGAACTGACCGTCCAATCGAACCTCGTTCCGCTCGCCCAACTCGGGCAACAGTCCACGAATGAGACGGCCGGCGCGCAGAAGGTACGTAACGCTCTGATAGACTTCCTCGGCATCGCGGAAATGCTCGACGCGAAGGCCAAGAAAGAGGACCGCACGCCATGAGCTTCAAGACCCGAACCGTCCCGTTCCACGTCAAAGAGATCAACGACGCCGGCACCTTCACCGGGTACGCCTCGGTGTTCGATGTGCTCGACTACTACCGGGACGTTGTCCGCGCCGGGGCGTTCGCGAAAACCCTCGCCGCATGGAAGTCCTCGGGGCGGTTGCCCCCGCTGCTGTGGCAGCACGACGCGAAGAACCCGCTGGGCCCGCACGAGGAAATGTACGAGGACGAAAAAGGCCTCTACGTCAAAGGGCGGCTGCTCATCGACGACGTTCCCCAGGCACGCACCGCCTACGCGTTGCTCAAAGCGAAGGTGATTAGCGGCATGTCGATCGGCTTCGACATCGAGGACGACGGCATGGAGTACGACGGCAAGACCAACGTCTGGAACCTCACGAGCCTGGACTTGTGGGAGAATTCGCTCGCAACGTTCCCGGCCAACGAGGAATGCGAGGTCGACGAGGTCAAAGCCGTCGGCACCGGGATGAAGATTTCCGAGTTCGAGGATCTGCTGCGCGATGTAGCAGGCCTCCCCAGAAGCAAGGCCAAGCAGGTCGCGGGTCTAGCTTTCTCTCGACTCCTGCGTGATGCAGGCGGGCGAGCTCTGCGAGACGTAGAGATGAAACAGGCGGCCGGTGTGGACCTGTCCCCGATTCTCAACTATCTCAAACAGAGGGAAACGACATGAACGAGCAGAGCCCCGAACTCAAAGCCGCAGTTCAGCAGGTGCTGGATGCGATGAAGAAGCGCGACGCTGAGGTCGACGCGCTACTGAAGAAAACAGCCGAGGACGTTGCCGCCTTCGGCAAGATTCAGGAAGGCACCAAGGACGGCATTGCCGCCGTTACCAAGGTCGGTCAGGACCTGCACGGCCGGCTGCACGACATCGAGCAGAAGGTCGCGACGCTCGAGACTTCCGCCGCAGCGAATCAGCGCGCGCTGACCCCGGGCGAAGCGCTCGTCAAGGACAAGGAATTTCTCGAGTTTGCCAAGACCATTGGCAACTCGCGCGTCAAGGCGTCGCACCGGTTCCAGACGAAGACCGTCACGTCGATTTCCGGGTCGGCCGGTCAGGGCATCTGGTCCGATCGCATGCCGGGCGTGATCGAAGAGCCGCTGCGCCCGCTGTCGATCCGCGACCTGCTCGATCAGGGCACGACCGAGTCGAACCTGATCGAATGGGTGAAGGAACTGGTGTTCACGAACAACGCGGATGTGGTGTCCGAGGGCCAGCTCAAGCCCGAGAGCAATATCACGTATCAGCGTGAGGACGTGCCGGTTCGCACGATCGCGCACTGGATCCGGGCTTCGAAGCAGGTTCTCGCGGACTTCAAACAGCTGCAGACCCTGATCAACGGCCGCATGCGCATCGGTTTGAAGATCAAGGAAGAGGACCAGATCCTGTTTGGCGATGGCACCGGCGAGAACCTGCTGGGCATCGTGCCGCAGGCGACCGCGTACAACACCGCGCTCAATCAGGCGGGCGATACGCGCATCGATGTGATCCGCCACGCGATCCTGCAGGTTCGCCTCGCGTTCTACCCGTCGACCGGCATCGTGCTGAGCCCGGTTGACTGGCACGGCATCGAGTTGACCAAGGACAACGAGAATCGCTACCTGATGGCCTCTCCGAGCTCGCGCACGCCCCCGATGCTTTGGGGCCTGCCGGTGGTGGAGTCGGACGGTATGTCGGTCGGCGACTTCCTCGTTGGCGCGTTCCGTCTGGCCGCGACGATTCTCGACCGTGAGCAGGCGGCAATCCTGCTGTCGACCGAGGATCAGGACAACTTCGTCCGCAACCTCGTGACGATCCTGTGCGAAGAGCGGCTCGCGCTCGCGGTGACGCGTCCGCGTTCGTTCGTGCATGGCGCATTCCCGGCCGGTTCCAGCACCTAACCGCTTCATTGAGAGCGAACCGGCGCGACCGTCCGGGCGCAACGGCGACAGAGAGGGCAGCTTCGGCTGCCCTTTCTTTTACCTGCAAGACGCGCTAGTTTTCATCGGACGATAAACAGGAGACCAGCATGCAAGCTCGCGCGCTCAAGACATTCCAGTCGAAGTACGGCCTCATCCGTGCCGGCACAACGTTCCAGCCCGAGCCCGGCTATGCCAGAGCCCTCGAGCGCAACAAGCTGGTCGAAATCCTCGACGACGATCGCAAGCCGGCGCCGGGCGAGCAGCGCGAGGACAAATCGATCCCGCGCGCACCGCACGAGAAAGACGCGGGAAAAGGCCAGACCGGCGGCGATACGGCGCGCCAGCCGGAAGATGGAACGGCGCCGAAGTCGTCTGCATCGCCTCGGGGCCAAGCCTCACGCGGCAAGACGTTGACCACGTCCACCGTTGGCGGGCGGAAGTCTGCGCGCAAGAAGCCGATCACAATGCCGCCGACACCGGCCAAGAGCGACGAGTAATCGTCGTCAACTCGACCTACCAGCTGGCGACCTGGGCCGATGTTCTGCATGCGTGCGACGAAGCATGGTGGGACCGATACCACCGGCAAGTCGCGGTCACGTTCCCTGGTGAGCTCTGGACGGTCTCGCAAGGCGCCGCGGAAAAGTACGGGCTTCACTGGATAGCCGGTCACGATCGCGGCGGCTTGTGTCCCGATCCGTCGGCAATCCACACCGGGAAGAACGGCGGATTCCAGGCCCTCCACCTGGCCGTGCTCTTCGGCGCGTCGCGCATCGTGCTGCTGGGCTATGACTTCCAGGCGACGGGTAACAAGTCGCACTGGCACGGCGACCACCCGCCCGGGCTATCGAACTCCCGCCGGCGCTACGGTCAATGGCTGCAGCCGCTCCAGCAACTGGCGCGTGACATCAAGACCCGCGGCGGCATCGAGGTCCTGAACGCCACGCGGGAAACCGCGATCGAATGTTTCCCCCGGGTTGAACTACAAGAGGCGCTGCGATGCCACGTGTCCTGACCGAAGATGAAACTCTCGAGAAATGCCAGCAATCCAGCATCGCCCGCTTCGGCGATGGAGAGTTGCGCCTCGCAGTGGGCGGCTCTGCTGTCAGCCAGCGCGCCGACCCGCACCTTGCGGCCGAGCTCGTACACATCCTGGGGAAGTCGAACGGACTTCTGGTCGGGATCCCGAACTTCGACAAAACCCCGCGCCGTGCGGACTGGGCGAAGTACAACGCCGGCGGCTATCGGCGGCTCTACCGTCAGGACACTTACGGTTCGGCTTTCATCACGCGCCCCGACAACGCCCCGTGGATTGACCGCCCGGACTACTGGCAAAAGGTCCGCGACCTCTGGCGCGATCGCGACGTCGTTCTGGTCACAGGCGACGCGAAAAGCCTGACGGCCGCAACGCTGTCCGAGGCGCGGTCGGTCGTGACTGTCGAGGGTCCGCGCCAGCACGCGTACGACGTGATCGACGCCATCGAGCGGAAGATCGTCGAGGTCGGCAAGGATAGGCGGATCCTCATGTGCCTGGGCGCGGCCGCGACCGTTCTCGCTGCGCGTCTCAATCGCCGCGGCTTTCACGCCCTAGACCTGGGCCACATAGGAATGTTCATGAAACACGCCGGCGCATATCGCTTCACGCAGACCGACCTCGCCTCCCAGTTGTACCGCGACCAGTTGCGGACGAAGCATTCGCTCATGAAGTGGGGGTCCAGCGGCGCGAGTTGGGCCCCCGAGGTACTTAGCTTCGCGCGCGAACTTGGCGCCAAGTCGGTACTCGATTACGGCTGCGGCCGTGGCGCATTGAAACCGGCGATCGCTTCCGAGCTCAAGGTATTCGAGTACGACCCGGGCATCGCCGGCAAGGATCAGCTGCCGAAGCCGGCCGACATAGTCGTCTGCACCGACGTTCTCGAGCACATCGAGCCCGAGAAAATCGACGCTGTCCTGAACCACATCCGCCTACTGGCAAAGGTCGGCGCGTATTTGGTGATCTCGATGCGCCCGGCACGCGAGCACCTGCCGGACGGTCGCAACGCGCACCTGATCATCGAGAACGCGGTGTGGTGGACGAAGAAGCTGCAGGCCGGCGGCTGGGCCTCAATCAAAACCGAAGAGCGAAAAGGGCTGTGCGTATGGCTGCGGAAATGAACCGTGGAATGATCGTCAACGACGAGCATTTCGCGTACTTGAGGTTGCAGAAAGGCCGGCTCGAGCCGCTGTCAAACGATCGCAAGCGCTGGCAGGTCGCGTACGAGCACGACCTCGCGAGCTCGTACGAAGAGATGCGGCCCTATCTGCCGGCCCGCTGCTGGGGGTTCCTCGACATCGGCTCCGGCCTGGGCGGCATCGATGTGCTGCTGTCCAGGCATTACGGCGGCACGCCCTTCGTGAACATGCTGGACGGCGAGGACGATCCGCCAGAGATGAGGTTGCACCGCGAGACGTTCTGCAGCCGGCGCGTCGCCAAGGACTTCCTGCGCGTCAACGGCGTGCGGCTGGACCGGATCCGCTACTTCTCCCCGGACACACCGCCGGGCGAACTGCGCGCGCCTTACGACCTCGTCCTGAGTCTCGGCAGCTGGTGTTTCCATTACGAGCCGGCGGTGTATCTCGATGCGATCACGCGCCCGGGCGGGCTCGACCAGGGAGCCGTCCTAATCGTGGACCTGCGGCGCGACAAACCCGAGTGGGCCGCCCAGCTCTCGCGCGCGGGCTTCCGCGGGAAGGCGATCATTCGCGACGCGCCGAAGTACCAGCGGCTCGTAATGGAGCGCGCGTGGACACCATCAGCGTAATCGCGAGCGGCCCGAGCGCGGCCGCGGTGGACCTCACGCGCGCCGGCGGCTATCTGATCGGCGTGAACGACGCCGCCTTCCACTGCCCGCGGCCGGTCGATGCGATCGTGAGCATGGACCGCCTGTGGACGGAGCGGCGCTGGGATTGGCTGGTGAAGCGGTGCGGCCCGACGTGGCTGCGCCGGTCGGCGGTGCAGAACGTCAAAGACCGCTGGGACGGTCTCTCGATTTTCGACTGTGACCACCTGTCGAGCGTTCTGTCCTGCATTCCTGGCCAGCTGAACGGCACCAACAGCGGCGGCTGCGCACTCAACCTCGCGTACCAATTGAAGCCGCGCCGGGTCTTTCTCATCGGCTTCGATATGCGCCGCGACCCCGGCAAGCCGGGGGCGTACTGGCATGCGCCACACGAGTGGGCGCACCCGAACGGCGGGACCTCGAACGGCAAGTACGCCGAGTGGTCACGGCAATTCAGCTGGGCTGCCCAGGCCTTTCGCGCGCAATCGATCGACGTGTGGAACGTGAGCCCGAAGAGTGCGATCGCCGACTTCCCGAAGATCACGCCGAAACAGTACCTGCAGGAGTTGAGCCGGTGACCCCGTTTACGCTGGTGATGGCCTATTACGACAATCCGAGCATGCTGTTCCATCAGATCAGCAAGTGGACGGCGCTCCCGCCTGAGATTCGCGAGGCCCTGCACGTGATCGTGGTCGACGACGGTTCGCCGCGCTGGCCGGCGCTCGGGGTCGCAACGCGCGTCGGCGGCTGGGCCGATGACATCGCAGACTTCCAACTGTTTCGCATGAAGCAGGACGTTCCATGGAATCAGGACGCCTGCCGCAACCTGGGCGTCAAGCATGCGCAGACAGCCTGGGTGTTGCTCACAGATATGGATCACGTTGTACCCGTCAACACCTGGCGGCGCCTCATGGCCGGGCGGCTCGAGAAACACAAGGTTTACCGCTTCGCGCGCTGCACCGCGCCGGACATGCTCGCGTACAAGCCGCACCCAAACAGCTGGGCGCTGCGCTCGAAAACATTCTGGACCTGCGGCGGCTATGACGAAGCGCTCGCCGGCAACTACGGCACCGACGGCGATTTCATGGTGAGGCTGCGACGCGTCGCCCCGTTCGTCGAACTGTCCGAGCAGCTGATCCGCTACCCGCGTGACGTGATCCCCGACGCCTCGACAACGACGCTCGAACGGAAGAGCGCCGAGCAGAAAGCAAAGGTCCACGCCTTGCTCCGTGCGCGCCGCGATGTGCCGGATTGGAAGCCGCGCACGCTGTCGTTCGATTTCGAGCGCGTACTGTGACGCAGCTGGAATTCGTCACGTTCAAGTGGAAGCCGCCGCCGGGCTACCGTAGCAAGTTCGGGCCCGAGACCGTCAACACCCTCTGGTCGATGCTCGCTCGCAATTACGACGGGCCGTGCCGGCTGACCTGCATTACGGACGACGGCGCCGGCATCAATCCGGCGGTGCGGGTGTTGCCGCTGTGGACCGACCTGGGCCATTTACCGAGCCCGCACGGGCGCGGGTATCCGTCCTGCTATCGGCGCCTGCCGCTCTTTGCCGAGACGTTCCAGGGCATGCGCATCGCCGAACTGATCGGGCCACGCTTCGCGGTGCTTGACCTCGACGTAGTCGTGACCGGTCCGCTGCGACCGATCTTCGATGTGCCGGACGATTTCAAGATATGGGGCGACACCGCGCGCGGGACGCCATACAACGGCAGCCTCTACGTGATGAACGCCGGAGCGCGCCGAAGGGTCTGGGAAGAATTCGACCCCGCCACGTCGCCCAAGCGCTCGCTGGAGCGCGGTTACATTGGCAGCGACCAGGGGTGGATCGGTGCATGCCTTGGCCCGGGCGAGGCGAAGTTCACGATCCGCGACGGCGTATACTCGTACCGAAATCACATCGAGCGCGCCGGGTACCAGCTTCCTGCGAACGCGCGGCTGGTAATCTTCCACGGCGCGACCGATCCGTGGAGCGCTCGCGCGCAGTGTCTAGGCTGGGTCAAAAAGCACTATCGGTGACGGTATGTACGTGACGATGGACGAGGCGAAGGCTCACCTGCATCAGCTGCTCGACGATGATTTCGACGACATCGCGGCCAAGATCGACGCCGCCGAAGAGCGCGCCGCGCAGTTTCTCAACCGTCCGCTGTCCGAACTGCTGATCGAATCCGGCAGCCCGCCAACCCTCGACGGCGAGCTCAACCCGTCCGTCAAGCTCGCGGTCCTGCAGCTGCTCGAGGCCTCCTACGATCGCGATCCGGCGACGATGAACGAGCTGATCGCCGACGCTCACGCCATGCTGTACCCGTTCCGGATCGGCCTGGGCGTATGACCTGCGGGACGTGTTCCAAAGTCCGGCGTATGCTTCCACGCAAGGTCGCGCGGCGGCTAGAACAGATCGAGCAAAACCGAAATGCAGCCCGGCAAGCTAAGGCATCGAGCAACGATCGAAGAGAACCGCCGGACGCAGGGGCCGACCGGAAAGCTCTCCGATAACTGGGTCCCGGTCATCAGTCGATGGCCGTGCGAGGTCCTGCCCGACCGCGCCGGTGACTTCTTTGCCGCCCGGCAGGTTCAGTACCAAATGAACGCCATGATCCGCGGCCGGCACGACTCGAGAATTCGCCCAGGCATGCGCGCCGTGCATCACATCGCGCCGGGCGTCGATGAGTACTACAACATCGAAGGCGCGATCCCTTTCCAGTATCGATTTCGGGAAATGCGGCTTATGTGCCTGCGGCGGGATGCTGAAGGATTCCGCCGCGGGACGGACATCGCCAATGGCTAGCCAGCTGGAAGGCGTCAAAGAGTTGACCGGAAAGCTGACCGAGCTGGGCGCCAAGTTCGCGGCGAAGGAACTGCGCGGCACCGTGAACGATGCGCTCGAGGAAGCCGAGCATGTCACGCGCGCGAGCGCACCGCAGGGCACCGAACCCCACAAAACGTACAAGGGCCGACTCGTCTCGCCCGGCTTCGCGCTGTCGTCGCTGCATCGGGAAAGTTTCGTCAGCAAGACCCGAGGAGTGGCTGTCGCGATGCTGGGCGTCGCCCGTGAGGCGTTCTACGCGGTGCTGTTCGTCGAGCTCGGGACCTCGAAAATGGAGCCGCGTCCCTGGCTGCGACCGGCTTTTGAGGCGAGCAAAGACCCGATGCTCCGTCGCTTGGCCGACGAACTGCGGAAACGCGTAGAGCGGATCGCAAAGAAGCGCCGATGACCATAGAGGACGCACTGCACACGATTCTGGCCGCCGATACCGACCTCCTGGCGCTGATCGGCGAGCCAGACTTGGTCCGAATCTTCCGCGGTGTCGCCCCGCCTGGAACTCGCGCCCCGTACCTGAGCATCACCCGCAGCACCACGACCGGAATCCAGGGCCTCTGCGGCACGGCCGGGACCGAGTTCGTCCTCGAACAGATCGACGCGTACGGCAAGACAGAGGATGAACGCGACAACCTGGCGCGCGCTGTCTTTCTCCGCTTGCGCGATTTTTCGGGTACGATCGGCACGGTCAAGATCAAGGACGCGACGCGCCAGAACGAGTTCGA